GCCAAAGCCGTATGGTGTACCTATAGTACGTTGCTTCGATGAAGCACGCCTAGACTGCGTTAGTTCATGCTTACGACCATCGGTCGTAACCAGGTTCTTTAGCACCCAGGTTTCTATGACGGATTTATGTTCCATCATATAAGCGTACTTAAGGACAAGGCCGTCGTTGGCAAACGCTGACCAGTTGTGAATAACATCACCACCGGTAGTGACCCAATCGGCAGCCCAGGACCACGGTGTCAATTTCCACACAAGATCAGGAGTCAATCGTAAACCGAACAAACGGTTTGCGTAGGCCTCTGTCTGCTTAGCCTTATTCAAGGCCGTCACAAAATCATTATCCCCCGGTAGAATGGGGGGTAAGTAATATGTGAACGCAGCTGAGAGCCAACGTTTTGTTGAAACCTGAGTCATGTGATAGATATTGCCAGGCGTGCGCACCAACGCAGTCGGAAAAGGAGGATCTGCATACCATGCAGAACCACCACCGAAATCCGTTGTTGCTTCATCTACCGGGAAGTTGTACCTTCGTCTAAGAACGCGATTAGCGCCCTTAGCGTAATTTGCCATCTGACGAGAAGAATCTCTGGCAGTGCCAAAGAATTTCTTCAAATCACCGACAAAAGGTGCCCAACCGAAAACGCCATTCAAGTATTCACCAGCCGCATCGCGACCCATCTTGTCAAAATCGACATGACGTGTCTGATGACGAAACTCGTGAACTCGATCGCGCCAACGGTTGATCTCAGGAAGCTTAGGTAAGTCCCTAAGCTCTCCGAGAAACTGTCCCATCCCTGATAGTGGATTCGTAGGGAGAGATCGGGCGATTGCCTGAGTTCCAAACGCATCCATCTGAGACTTAGAGGACATTGGTGGAGCTGCGCTGACACTGAAATTGAGATTTCGGTCCCAAGCGTAGACAACACCAACTCTATGAGTCCAGATACCGAGTCCAGGTCCGTTAGAGATGTCGACAAATTCGCCGGCACCTCTACAGTCAACCTGCACGGTACTAAAACTACCGCCTATGTCTTCTCGATTGCGAAGTAAAAACTTACGCTCTCGGTTAGTCATATTGGAAATCTTATTTCCATGTGAATCGGTAGTTTGGGAAAAACCGGTACTACTTTGGAACACATTCTGTGCTACAAAGGTAGTTCCGTTCCAGACAGTATCAGTAGTCGGAATATCCGGATACCGTTCCTGTCTCTTGCGGATAGTACCAGTC